TGAACTTATTGAGGGAATCGAGGAAGCATTGGACGCTGACAGGACACGCGGTGGCTACGCTCTCAACACTGAAACTGTACTTATCGAAAGTGACGAGGGCGTTCTTTTTCCAATCGGAGCCGTTCGGGTCACTGTGCGAGTGACTTACGACTTCACGCAAGGAGCAACGTAACGTAATGAAACCAATACAGATGGAGTGCAAGGGGTCAATCGTCACGATTGAATACCCCGAAAGAATCAAAGAGTTGGAGGCTCGCGGCTGGAAGGTCGTGGGTGCCAAAAAAGTGGTCGAGGCAAAGCCGAAGCCAATCGTAAACAAGCCAAGCGACGAGGAAAAATAAGTTATGGCAAATCATCACGGAAAGGACGGCACTGTCAAGATTGGATCGAACACTGTTGCCGAAATCAAATCATTCACATTGGATCAGACCAGTGACACGGTTGAGGACACCTCGATGGGCGACAGTATGAAGTCATACAAAGTCGGCCAGGGCGATGCCTCTGGATCAATCACTTGTCATTTTGACGAAACCGACACAAGCGGACAGGGTGCTATGACCAATGGCGCAAGCGTGTCACTTGCCCTATATCCCGAGGGCGCGGATTCTGGCGACACCTATTACACGATGACCGCACTCATAACCAGTGTGGGCATGAGCGTTGATATGGGCAGCGTTGTCGAACGCTCGTTCGGGTTTCAAGTGACCGCAGGGGTGACCGAAACAACCGTCTAACAGGAGATAACAAATGTCAAATGGTGCTGAACTTCTTGCCAAGGCAAAGACGCATTGGCGGGAAAAACTCGTCGCGCCTATGGAATCGGTGGCGGTATCTGAATGGGATACCGTCATTTTTTTCAAGCCGACAACCCTTTCACAACGCAATACGATATTCCGGTATGTGAACGATGGTTCGCTTGAATCATTAGTGCAGACAATAATAATCCGTGCGTTGGATGAGGATGGCAAAAGACTTTTCTCCAATGCCGATAAAAAGGATTTAATGGATAAGGTCGATCCCGATGTGATCGTAAACGTCATCACTGCGATGAACGATGAACCGGACACCAGTATTGAGGATGCAAGAAAAAACTCCGAACCGGCGACCAAGAAATCCTCCTGATGTTCCGGGTCGCCGAACACTTGCACATGACGGTGGGTGAACTTGCAGATCGAATGACGGCAGATGAACTGACCTATTGGGCCGGGTGGTTTGAATACTGCGCCCAACAGCAAGAGATAAAACGCTAATGGCTACCGCTGACGCAACCATTCGCATTGTTGCCCAGGATAAAACTGGAACGGCTTTCAAAAAGGTCAAAGGCAACCTTGATAAAACGCAAAAAGCGTTTACCTCTCTCGGGCGTGCGATAAAGATTGGGTTTACCTTAATCATCGCCGGGGGTATTGCCAAACTCGTCAATTTCACTGATCAGTTTGCTCTACTTGAGGCGCGCACTAAAAAAGCAAGCAAGGGTTTAGGCGATTACAACAAGATCAGCGCAGAGTTATTTACTATATCGCAAAGGACAGGCACGGCATTAGAGAGTACCGTCAAACTGTTTGAGGCATTGGCACGCACCGCGCCTGACATTGGTGCGACCAGAGATCAGGTCATGCAAATGACCGAATCTCTTGAGATGATGGCAGTGGTATCAGGCGCAACCGGAGAGGAAATCAAGAATGCAATGCGCCAGTTCTCACAGGCAATGGCGGGAGGCATAGTTCGGGCAGAGGAATTTAACTCGATCATTGAGAACACCCCGGAGATAGCCGCTAGGATTGCCGAAGGCATGGGTATGACTGTCGGGCAACTGCGTTTAGCGGTGGTTGAGGGCAAGGTGTTATCTAAGGATGTATTTAAGTCGATCCTGGGGCAGACCGCGCAGATTAACGCGGATTTTGAAGCGATGCCGATGACATTCAGTCGCGCCTTTACCATGCTCAAGAACTCGGCGCAAAGATTTTTAGGCATTATGAATGAGGCAGGCGGCGCAACCGGGGTCCTTGCTGATGCGGTAGTTGTTATCGCAAGAGCATTTGATGCGCTGACCCGCCGCATTAAATCAGGACGCCTTGCCGCAGAGTTTTCGTTATGGGTAAAAGCACTAGGTGTGGCCGTGGGTTACGTCAAAGACCTGGGGAAAGAGTTCGGCAAACTGTTCCGCAAACTGTCGGGTGGCACAAGAGTATTTGACGCGATGCTTGAGTTTCCGTTGACCTTTAGCCAGTTGGTCATTTCGCTTGCGGCGACCTTTGATAAGGTTTGGGCGACCTTAGCGACCTCATTTAAGGTCGTAGTTCTAAAAATGAGCAAGATTTGGTATGACTTTAAGATTTGGTTTCTCGCCCGTTGGGTGGAGATGCTCAAGGCCGCTGTAACAGCGTTGGATAATATTGGCCTTGATGCAATGGCAGAAAAGATTGCCGGTGCTGTTCAAATATTAGAAGGAAGATTGCACGGCATGGGTGAAGCATCAAAGGCAATGACGCGGTGGACGGATGACCTAAATGAAGCATTAGAGGAAGAAAAGGGCGCAATTGATGCGGTTGCTACCGAAATGATTAGGGAACTTGAACTCGCCAAAGAGCGACACCGGGAGATGCGTACCGGCATCGAGGATACTGAGGACGCATCCGAAAGTATGCGTGACCTTGATGGCGCGCTAAAAGATGCAACAAAAAGCACAAGCAAATTCAAGGACGCGTTTTCTAAAATGTTTGATGACGTCCGTGGTGCATGGTCAACCATGTGGGAGGGATTATTCACTGGCAAGGGTATTGACTCAGTAAAGGATTTTCTAAAAGAAGTTAAAAACATCTTTCTCAAAACCCTCGCAGAGATAGCGGCAGAGTGGACTTGGAACGCGATATTCGGCAAATTGGTTGGCGGCGATGCCGCAGGTTCTATCTTAGGAAAGGTGCTCGATAAGATTGTTGGCGCATTCACAAGTGGAGGCGAAACGGCTGGCGGTGGTTTCACAACTAGCCTCGGAACCGCACTGCAAGCCGGGTGGTCAAAAATATCAACAGCGATAAAAGCCGGTGCATCGACAGTTGGTAGTTGGTTCGGAAAAATATTCGGCACATCGGCGAGTAGCGCGGCATTTTCATCATCTGGCTCTTTCATGTTGGACGCATCGGGCAACCTGATGACCATCGGGGGGCAAGCGGGAACAGCGTTCACAACCGGGCTGAAAGCCACACTCGCAAATGCAGCAGGCCTCGCAGTGCCGCTCGCCATCGCCATATTCGGGTTTAGCAAGGGCCAAAAGTTCAAAAAAATGTTGACGCAGAAGTTTGCCGAGGTCATCAACGATCCAACCGTGTTTGCCAACCTTGCTGACGGCCCACTTGCTCAAGGGTTCAAAGTCCTCGGACAAGTTGGTGACGAAACTTTCGTGCAGATTTCTGAATCTGCGGCAGCAATGTTTGACAATTTTTCTGAAACGTCAGGCGGCGCATTTCAAGACGTTGGCGGTTCGCTTGGGATGTTGCAGTTCGGGCTTGAGGAAATGAGAGACGAGTTCGGCAATGTCATTGTGACCGCTACCGATTTTGCAGGGTTGATGGAGCATCTGGAGCAGATGGAACCGTTCGTCAAGCAAGCCGAAGAAATCATGGCGAGCAATACCGCGCTTGAAATTCAAAAAGAAAATATTGATCTGGTGAACAGCGCATTGTTCCGCGCCAAAGTTGCATTTGAAAAGATGGGCGCATCCGGCAAAACCGCTCTGGAAAATGTCGACAAGAAATCACAGACCTTCATCAACATAATGCAACGCGGATTCGTCAACGCCGTGGATTATGCTGCGTTAGGACTAAAGGACATGGGCGCGATGTCCTCAGAGATGTTTGCGGGGATGGTCGACTATGCCAAAAAAGCGACAGGGCAAATGAACTCGCTAGGCCGTGCGGCGCAGAACGCCATCAATACCGTCAACACAGCAAATGCCTTAAAAGATGGCGGCGGGATGCAACACGGCGGCTCGTTCATTGTTGGCGGCGGCGGCGGTACAGACTCTCAGCCGGTCGCGTTCATGGCGACCCCTGGCGAACGTGTGACAGTGGATACGCCGAACCAAGCGAGGGCAAGCGGGTCAGACGGTGGCGGCGTGGTGAAAGAGTTGAGAGCATTGCGGCGCGACTTGGCGACTGTGGTTGCCAAACCCATAGT